ACAAGGCGGACCACCGGTTGGCGGACCACTTAATCCAGGTGATGGCGGTTATGGCCCTGACGTTGTAGACGGACAACTTACGGTTACTGTACAAACAACTGAAGCAACAGGTACTTTACAACCAGCAACATCAGGTAATTTTAACATTGCTACACCTACAGTGAACATTGGCGCAGTAATAGAAATTAGTTAAAACCTTCCTACCACAAATAGCACTTACACTCCTAATGTACCAATAAATATATGCGTACATTATAAACAAGGAGTTATTATGCAAAATGAATACAAAGATGCTTTAGAATTTTCAAAGTATCGTCAAACACTTGCTGTTCAGCGCAAAACACTAAAAGAAAAGATTGAAGCCAGACTTACATATGGTAAAAACGGCGGAATCTTTAAGATTGACAGAACTTTATTAAACTTTGTTGAAATGCTAATCTACAAAGATAGATCTGAAAACATTGTAATTTTAGATGAAAATGAAAATCCAATTTTAGTTGAAAACTTAGTTGAATTTAGAGATGAAATTTTTGATAGATATTTTAGTGCTACATTTGAGTATCACGAAGAATATACAAAAATTAAAAAAAGCAGATCAGTAGAGTCATTAGTATCGTGAAAAAAGGCGTAGTAATATTTGCACACAATAATAGGCAGATAGATTATGCAAAGATGGCACTAGTCTCAGGCGGCCTTGCTAAAAAACATCTAGGTGTTCCTGTTAGTTTAGTAACAGACCAGTCAACAATTGATTGGTTACGTGAATCTAACTTATGGGATAAAGCAGAAGAAACTTTTGAACACATTATTGATGTAGAACGTCCTACAGATTTACAACAACGCAAATTTAAAGACGGTAAAGAATCTGTAACAGCACCATTTAAAAATAGTAATAGATCCAGTGTTTGGGATCTTACTCCTTACGATCGAACATTAATGATTGATTGTGATTACTTTATTTTCTCAGATTCACTAAATGAATATTGGGACTGTGACAGTGATATCCTTATTAGTACAAAGTACAATGATGTTCAAGGAGATAGAATAGGTTACCTTGATAGGTACATCAGTGATACAGGTGTAAGACTGTTATGGGCGACAACAGTAATGTTTACAAAAAATGAAGATACGAAAGTATTTTTTGAATTAGTAAAACATATTAAAGATAATTACAAAAAGTTTGCTGACATTTTTAGATTCGATAGTCGAATGTATAGAAATGACATTTCATTTGGTATTGCAAGACATATACTTTATGGTTTTGAAACAGACAATGATTATGCAATGCCTCCGGTATTATCAGTACCGGATATGGATCTTGTTTATGATGTTAACGAAAATGGAATACAAGTTCTCACAGCAAATTTAAATGATTACACTTTATGTAATGTTAAAGATAGAGATATTCACATAATGAATAAACAATCTATTACAAGAAACATTGATAAGTTTATGGAGTTAGTATGATAGACTTTGGTTATTTAATTATTGTCAACGAAGGTAATGATACAAACTATACTCGGCTTGCTTATGCACTTGCATTAAGCATTAAGAATACACAAAAAGAAGGGTATGATAAAGTTGCTCTTGTGATTAATGACAAACAGCACATTAAAAACTTTACATCAACTTGGGTATTTGACCACGTAATAGAATATCAAGGACCAGAAGGTTGGGATAGTAGATCCTATATGGATACTGTAACTCCTTTTGCAAATACAGTTTGCTTAGATGCAGATATGTTGTTTTTTAGAGATTACAGTCACTGGGCAGAATACTTTATTAAACATAGCGAACTATATGTTGCAAACAATTCGTATACATATAGAGGAGACCTTGTAACAAGTGATCATTATAGAAAAACGTTTACAGCAAATCAACTACCTAACCTGTATAGTTTTTACACTTTCTTTAAAAAGGATAGTGATCTAGCAAAAGAATTTTTTAATTTACAACGTCATATTATTAAAGACCCGCATAAATTTAGCAATGAATTTTTACCTACTCACAAACCTAAAGTAGTAGGCACAGACGAAGCATTTGCACTAGCAGCAAACATATTAGATATAGCAGATGATATTGCATATCCTTTAGAGTTTCCCCGTGTTGTACATATGAAAGGTATGATACAAAATTGGCCTTATCCTGCAGACACAGTAAGTGATCACGTAGGCTTTTACTTTGATAGAAATGCACAAGTAAAGATAGGCAACTTTCAGCAAACAGATATTTTACATTATGTAGAAAAAGATAAAATAACACTAGAAACAATTAACATATTGGAGGAAATAGGGTGGAAGAAAAGATAAGAAATATTCCAGACCTTCCAGACTTTGATGAATGGATTGCTAATTGGAAGCCACCTGAATTAAATTACTTGGCAGCATTTGATCCTGAAACAGGAAAGGTAATGTGCGTAGGTCCTGACTATTCTATTGACAGAGATCGTTATAAGAAAACTATTGATATTGATACTGAAACTGCAATGGCAATCATTGAAGGTGAAATCAAAATGAATAAATGTTTTGTAGATGTACAGTCAGGTAGTTTAGAAATTACTGAAGTACAAAATTTATTTAAAATAGATGATGTATTACATAGAATTGTTAATATCAAGTGGGCTGAAATCGATGAGCCAGATATTGTTGTATCACGTAAAGGCGATATGTTTACAGTTCAATTATCAGAAAAGTACGGTGGCACATATAAACTAAACAGCGACACTCCAGTAGCAATCAGAAAAATATTCTGGGACGGCGTAACACTATTGAATTTTGATGTTTGCGAGTACAACGATCCACATACAAGTCATCATACTGCAACTGTAGCACTAGATGATCTAGTAGGAAAAAGTTTTGAATTTACTTGCGAGTGTCCAGAAGATGCAAGTGTGTTTACACGCAGATTATTTAAAAATTATGTATTCGAGGAACTATGACAGAAGAAGAAGTTGGTAAGCGACTAACAGAACAGTTTCCAAAGATGATGGCCGTTGTAAACGGTGATACAACACAAGAGGAAAAACTAAAAGCCGCTTTAGATTATACAGAAATATTAAAAGATTTAGAAAAGGTATTAAATGACAAAAGTAGTTGAGTTTGATGTTTTCTTTTTAAGTTACGATGAACCTAATGCAGATTTACATTATGCTGATCTTTGTAATAAAGTTCCGTGGGCACAACGCATACACGGAGTAAAAGGATCTGACCACGCACACAAAGCAGCAGCAGAAGCATCAGAGACAGACTGGGTGTTAACTGTAGATGCAGATAATATTGTAGATCCTAAGTTCTTTGATTTAGACTTAGATATGACAGATGAAAAAATACGTGCATACAGTTGGTGCGGAAGAAATAATGTTAACGGATTGCGTTACGGAAACGGCGGTTTGAAGTTATGGCATCGTCAGCATATTCTTGATATGAAAACACACGAAAATGCAGACAGTGAAAGAGCGCAAGTTGACTTTTGTTGGGAAGAAGGTTATAGAAACTTTCCTGTAACATTTAGCGATACAATTATTAACGACACACCTTTTATGGCGTGGCGTGCAGGCTTTCGTGAAGGAGTCAAGATGACACTAGACGGTGGACTACAAGTTCCACCTATGGAAATTGAAGAACGCATTTGGTGGCACAACCTACATAGATTACGAGTATGGAGTACAGTTGGTTCTCATATTGAAAACGGATTGTGGGCTATCTACGGTGCAAGACTAGGAACATATCTTACAAATTGTACAGACTGGGATCATATACAAGTAAGAGATTTTGAAAAGTTACGTGACCTTTATGACAATACTTGTAAAAAATATGAAAAACAAGACGGGCTAGAACAAGAAGTAGCACGTTTAGGAACAGAGATAAGAAGTGAACTAGGATTAGAATGGCCTGACTTTGATAAACAACAAAGTCGATACATTATGGCTCTATATGAAGAAACTATTAGATTAGGTACAACCTATTATAGTAAAAAGTATGTATGATATCTTTTTTGTTAGCAATGGAGAGTGTGATAGTAATGCTTGGACAAGATTCAAGCAAAAGTTTTCTAATGCACAAAAAATAGAAAACTGTAAATCGTTCGAGCAAGTTGCTAGTAAAAGTTTAACAAAACACTTTTGGGTTGTATGGGATAATTTAGAACTTGCACAAGACTTTCAATTAGATTATCGTGTTCCTGAATGGGACGCTGACTATGTACACGTTTTCCGCAATGGAGAATATTACGATGGAATATGTATTTTTTCTAAAAAAGCACGCATACTACAACGTGAGTGGGATTACAGATTCTTTACAAGTAAAAAAGAAATAGATATACAAGCAAGTAGTCCTAGGTTATATGATGTTGCATTTATTTCCTATCACGAACCTAATGCACAAGTAAATTATAACAAGTTACTAGAAAAAGCACCTAATGCAGTATGGATTAAAGATGTTAAAGGTATACATCAGGCCCATATACAAGCAGCAAAGCAATGCACTACTGAACTATTTTATATTGTAGACGCAGACGCAGAGATTTTAGATAGTTTTACGTTTGATATGCAAATACCATACTATGATTTCAACGCTAGAAAAAGTGTTTATGTATGGAGAGGCCGAAATCCAATTACAGATTTAGAATACGGATACGGCGGTGTTAAATTATTTCCAAGACAAGCAGCAATTGATATGGATGTGAACAGTCCAGATATGACTACAAGCCTTTCTGACAGTTTTAAAGCAATGCAAGAAGTAAGTAATGTTACAGCATTCAATACAGACGGCTATAGTACTTGGAAAAGTGCATTTAGAGAATGTTGTAAGTTAGCAAGTAGAATTATTAAAGGTCAAAAAAATGATGAAACAGATGAAAGACTTAGTAAATGGTGTAGCGATTACGGTAGGGACAGGCCCTTTGGGGACTATGCTATACAAGGCGCCAGAGCCGGTAGGAAATATGGTGTTAGCAATAGTGCTGAACCTGATGCACTACTCAAGATAAACGATTTCGAATGGTTAAAGGAACAGTTTGATGCACGACAAGGATAGAATAGAGAAGTTTATTCCTATAATGGATGAAATATCTCCAACTTTCTGTATGGCTAAGTGGCATCATACTACTATCTACTTGCAAACAGGCGAAACACATAGTTGTTATCACCCTGCTCCGCACAAGATTCCATTAGAAGGCCTAAAAGAAAATCCAAGCCAACTACATAACACACCGCAAAAGAAACAAGAACGTCAACAAATGTTAAATGGCGAAAAGCCTAGTGGATGTCAGTATTGTTGGAACATTGAATGTATGGGTAAAGATTACATTTCAGATAGAAAAGAGCGTAATGCTAGTATTCATACCGAAGAAAGATTTGCTGCAATAAAACAAGACCCGTTGGCAGATGTAAATCCGCAGTATGTAGAAATTAGTTTTGGTAACGAGTGTAATTTTAAGTGCGGGTATTGCCATCCTAAACATAGTAGTTCATATCACAAAGAAATTAGAGACCACGGACCATACACGATGGTAAAAAATCATCGTAACGATATTGATTGGTTTAAGATCCATAAAGAAGAAGACAATCCCTACGTTACAGCATTTTGGGAATGGTGGCCTGAACTGCGTAAGACTCTTACAATCCTACGTATTACAGGAGGCGAACCACTGTTACAACAAAGTACTTGGCGTATGTTTGATGAACTAGAAAAGAATCCAATGCCTAATCTAGAATTAAACATCAATAGTAACTTTGGTGTAAAGAGTATACTGATTGAACGTTTTGCAGACAAAGTAAACAGTCTTATTGCAAAAGGGTGTATTAAAGATTTCAAAGTTTTCACAAGTATGGACACTTGGGGTAAACAAGCGGAATATATTCGTACAGGATTAGATTTAGAGTTATGGGAAAAGAACTTTGATATCTATATGAACAAAACAAATCATCCGTTAACCTTTATGGTAACATTTAATATTCTTACAGTAACAAACTTTGATAAGTTTTTACATAAAGTATTAGAGTGGCGTAAAAAATATAATACAGATAATCAAACAAAATGGCAACGTATTAGATTTGATACTCCATACCTTAAAGAGCCATTACAGTATGATATGAATATTCTTCCTAAAGAAGAATTTATGCCGTATATGAAAAAACACTTACAGTTTATTGCAGACCAAGTAGACGATGCAGACAGATACAAATTTAGTATAATGGAATATGAAAAGTTTAGACGTGTTGTTGATTATATGGCAAGCACAGAGTATACTGCACAAAAAATAACAGAAGGTCGCAGAGATTTTGCTGCTTGGTTTAGAGAATACGACAGAAGAAGAAATGTAAACTTTAGTGAAACTTTTCCAGACCTTGTAAATTTTTATGAGGACTGTTGTGGCTTGGTATAATTCAAAACTACAATCTGATCCATCACACGGCTTTATGCACGACATCTATAGAGTAGATCTTCGCGATGACGGCATAAGACCTGCTCACATAAAAATACCAGCACAAAATATAGAAATATTTGCAAAGAGACACAAAAAGAACTTGCTAATCAACATAGGTGAAAGTTGGACATATGGAGAAGGATTATACGGTGTTGCAACAGCAAAAGCAGAATTTGATTTAGGTAGTATGTTAAGGTTTAGTTATGGCGCAAAACTAGCAACTATGTTAGATACAGATCTTTATCAATACGCTGTACCAGGCAACAGTAATCTTACAATGTCGTACACACTTAAACGTATAATGAAAGAACTCGATACAAGCAAGTACAACAAGATATATTTGAGCTTTCAAGTTACAGAACCTAGTAGGGAAATGCAGCAACTACAAGATCTTGTAAACTGGAATCATCCACTTAAAAACTTGTATGATAAGAGTTATCTAAGAAGCAAAGAGTTGTCTTTACAAGGTTGGTTAGAAAAATATGACTCTTATTTGTTCAGTTACATTGATGACATAGTAAGCAAGTATAGCAATGTAAGCACCGTAGTATGGAAAAACTTCTGTAGTACTAACACACAAAACAATTATAGTTTTAATAACATTGATCAATCTTGGATACAGTTTAGTGCTGAAGTAAATGGACACAAACTTAAAATGCCAAGTTTTTACAATGCAGGTTGGCTTGACGATTTAATGCGGTATGAAGAAATTAATTTTAGCAAACACAAATATATTCAAAAGCAATTACAAGCAATAGAAGAGTCTAACAAATACTTAGGCAAATGTCCAGATCATAGACCTCACCCTAATGAGGTGCAGCATAATTTATGGGCATTGAATGTGTATTTTAAATCAGGATGGGCTAATGAACAATAAAACATTTTGCATTTATCCTTGGATCCATATGTATGTAAATCCAGACGGCAGTGTTTTACCCTGTTGTGTAGGCGAATATGACAAACACCTAGGCAACGTTAGAGAAAACACAATCGAAGAAATTTGGAATAATGACAAATACAAAACTCTAAGACGTAATATGTTAGAGGGTAAAAAATGTGCAGAGTGTAAGGCGTGCTATCAACAAGAAGATAGCGGTAACGAAAGTACACGCATAAGCAAGAATAAAGAATTTGCACATCTAGTACCACTAGTACAAGATACACTAGAAGATGGAACATATCCGGAAATGACCCTGCGACACTTTGATGTAAGGTGGAGTAACATTTGTAACTTTAAATGTAGAAGTTGTTCTAGTACGTATTCAAGCACGTGGGCTCAAGAAGATAGTCGTAATGGTAAGCATAAAGAAATATTCATAATGGCAGATGGCGATGATAACAGTCGTTTATATAAACAGTTTGAGCCGTACTTTAAAGATATAGAAAGTTTTTATTTTGCAGGCGGCGAGCCGTTAATGACTGACAAGCATTATGCAATACTAGAACATTTAATTGCAACTAATAACACAGATGTTAAGATTAGTTATAACACTAACATTAGTAATTTGCATTATAAAAATAAAAGTGTAATTGAGTTATGGAAACAGTTTCCTAATATACAAGTATTTGCAAGTCTTGATCACTATGGCGATAAAGCAGAATATATTAGAGAAGGAACAAACTGGAGCAAGATTGAAAAAAATATTAGATTAATTAAACAAGAAACACCGCACGTTAGATTAAACTTTAGTGCTGTGATAAGTGCTTTCAATGTTTTTTCAATTACAGACTTTTTAGATTATGTGCTTAGAGAAGGCTTATTTGACACTAATGTTTCCCCTACTTTTTATAATATTGTACATCCTGAATATTACAGTACTAGTATTATAAATGATAGACTGAAGTGGAGTGTAATTAATAAAATAAAAGCAAAGTCGCACAAGTATAATGCACACGTACAAGGACTATTACGAGATGTAGTTAGACATTTAGAAAGTAGTGTATATGATGAAAGTCTTCAGGAACAGTTTATAGTACACACTGATTACTATGATAAAATACGCAATAGAAACTTTTTGAAAACGTTTCCTGAACTAAAGGAAATAATGGAATGAAAATATACTTTGACAACTTAGAACTAGATCAATCCAACTTACCTCAGTTTGAAACACACGGAAATAACAATTGGTGGCTAACAAGTCCAGGTAGTATTCTTAAAAGAGAACTACGTAATATGGAAGTTGAATATCATAAACTGCTAGACTGGAATGAGTGCGGGTTATATTTCATTGATGTAAATGGAGATCCTAATTGGTGGTCAGGCGAAAATAAAGGTACAGGTCCAAAGCACATACTACATATGGTACCAAGCGGTATTTTAGAATTAGTAAAAGCAAAGAAACTTAGACTTGTTATACTTGCAGACAAAGAAGGTGGCCCAATGGTCACTAATCATTATGATGTGTTTAGAGCAACAACTAACATAATGCGTGAACGTAAGTATCCGGCGAATAGTGTTTTAATATTACAAGGTAATACTAAAATTGAAGCAGACTATACTGCTTGGTTAGAAAAGAATATGGAAGACCGTTTGTTTGATGTACAGTATAGCAATCATTTTGGTAAGATATTTTTTGATAACAAAATGCCAGAGCGTCCTTGTATATATGATGCAATGCATAATCCAGAATCAAATGACTTTAACAGTTTAAACAGAGTATACAGGCCGCATCGTGGTGCACACTTACATTACCTTGCAAAAAACAATTTGCTTGATAAAGGTCGTGTAAGTTGTAATCAACTTAAAGATAATGATATTTTGTCTGCAAGGCTTGCGGGCGTTACTCCTAGTGAATTTACAGAATTAATGACACAGCATTATCCTTTATACCTTGATGGTAACTGGGAAAATACAAATGCTGCGTGGAACTATAATGCAGAACTATATCAAAATACATTGCTAACTGTAATTACAGAAACTATCTTTATAGATAATTCTAGTTTTGTAACTGAAAAAATATTTAAACCTATTGCACTAGGACATCCTTTCTTGTTAATTGCAGGCAGCGGCACACTTAACGGTCTTGAAGAATTAGGCTTCAAGTGTGACTTTTTAGGGTTCGGCACAGAGTATGATAGTATAGAAGATCCTAAAACAAGGTTAGATGAAATACATAATATATTAGAAACTTGGATATCTCTTGACAGAGATGAAAAACTAAAACGTGTCGGTGATAGTTTTGAAAATATAATTCATAACTGGGAACATCTACGTAAGTCAAATTTTTATCACGATGCTTTACACAAAGCAATTTTAAGAGGTAAGGAATATTTCAATGAAGCAGTTTAAAGACTACAAAAGATTTTTTGCATTTGGTTGCAGTATGACAAACTATTTTTGGCCTACTTGGGCAGATATAATTGGTACCGAAGTACCTACCTACTACAACTACGGTAAAAGCGGTGCAGGTAATATGTTTATTAGTAATGCACTAGTAGAAGCAAACAAGAAGCATAAGTTTACACAAGATGATTTAGTTGTTGTTATGTGGAGCAGTATTTCACGTGAAGATAGATACAGAAAACGCAACTGGGTTACACCCGGAAACATTTATACACAAAATGAAATTGATCCCAAGTTTGTATATGAATGGGCAGACAGTAGATATTACTTGTTAAGAGATTTAGCAATCATTGAAATGGCAACAGCATATTTAGATGCACTACCTTGTGATACAAAAATGTTAAGTATGAGTCCTATGATCGAATTACAAATAAGTGGCGAATACACAAGACCTTCAGAAGAATGGCATACAGGTGTAATTGATACATATCAAGATACAATAGACAAAATTAATGAACCTATTGTTAGTAATGTATATAATGGCCGCTGGCCGCAAACACCAATCCGTGGACATAACGGTAAAGGACAAACAGCGGACTATCATCCTACTCCATTAGGACACGCAGAGTATGTAAGTAATATGTTTAAGGATTTTGAATTTACAGAGAAGATGAGAAACTTTTCTGTAGAGATGGATGAAAAAGTTCATCTTTGTAAAACACTAGATGATACTAATAAGTTTTGGCAGCAAAGGCATCAGACTAGATTATAATGGCGTGTTTGAATTCAACAAATCTAATATATTTGCAAACGTATAATCCACGTGAGCCACAAAAGATTAAGATCAATAGTAGTGTAGGTTCTCAAATTAAAACAAATGAGAAACTAGACTTTTATTATATTCAGTTTTCAGACAAAGAAAGTTTTAAAATTTACGACATTATTGATATTGTACCTGCTGCTGACTTAGATAAAATTAAACAAGGTAAAGCATTTTTAGTTTTAGATAACGCATTAGAATATTTTACTGATACAGTAGATAGCATTTATAGAAATATTATTCTTAAACATAATGTACCAGCAGAACAAATTATATTTTTAAGTGCTGTACCTAATATGATTGACACTATTAAAAGTGTAGCAGCAAAATACAAATTACCGCAAATCAAAGTAGATTATTTTAATGTATTTGAAGCAACTGGTATCGATGCAATACATAAAAATAAAAACATAATTGGTATTACAAAAACAAAGAAATGGCCCAAGAAGTTTTTATGTCTTAATAGAAGATGGAGAGCTCATCGTCCGTTAATGATGTTAATGTTATATGAACGTAATCTAATTGATAAAGGACACATAAGTTTTGGTAAGAGCGATAGAGGTGATAATTGGAATAGTTCATTTAGAGAGTTACGACACATATACAATGACAGCGATTTTATAAATCAATTAATACAGAGTAATAAACAAATTGTAGATATGCCAAACCTTTACTTGGACACAAATGATCTTGTTACAAATAGAGCAGAGTACGAATCTAGTATTATAAAGTATTACAAAGAAACGTATTTTAGTGTTGTAAATGAAACAACATATCACGAAGGCATTCCGTTCTTTAGCGAAAAAATATTTAAAGTTATGGCAATAGGACATCCGTTTGTGTTAGCAACAGTACCAAACAGTTTGCCTATTTTAAGAGGTTTAGGATACAAAACATTTAGCCCTTACATTAATGAAACATACGATAGTATACAAGATGACGGTGACCGTATGACAGCAATAATAGATGAAATTGAACGCTTGTGTAATATGGATAAAACCCAAACACTTGAGTTTATTGCTAGTGTAAGACCTATTTTGGCACACAATTATAGTGTGCTTGTAGCAAAGAAAAACAAGTGGAATATTAGTACTAGAGTTAATTATTAAGGCGCCTTAAACGCATTTTAAGCGTCATACAGCAGTGTTATACACTAAGAGCTACAGTTACGCTATACTGCTATAAACCACGTTTAAATGCACTGTAAGACGGAGATTGTAAATATGTTTATACCGAATTTGGGGGAAGTAACGTGAAGATAGGATTTATTGGATTAGGAAAATTAGGTCTGCCTTGCGCAGAAGTAATTGCCAAAAAAGGGCATAGTGTGCTAGGATATGATGTTAACAAAAACATCGATAGCGACTATGTAATTGTAGAAGACACAATTCAAGAAACAGTTAAAGATAGAGACATTGTGTTTATTGCAGTGCCAACA